CATAAACTCTCCTTTTTTAGTATAATCTAGCAAGATATTTTTTGTATATGAAAATCGGATTTAATTGTAGTTCATTTGATTTGTTTCATGCTGGACATGTCACCATGCTTAAAATGGAAAAAGAAATGTGTGACTATTTAAAGGTAGCACTTCAAGTTGATCCTACAATCGATCGCCCTGGTATTAAAAATAAACCAACACAATCTGTATATGAACGATATGTTCAATTGCAAGCTTGCAAATATGTCGATGAGATTTTGGTTTATGAAACCGAAGAAGATCTTCTCAATTTAATTCAAACTCAAACGATTCATATTAGATTTTTGAGTGAAGAGTATAAAGATAGAGATTTTACTGGAAAGCAACACTGTATTGATCATGGTATCGAACTTTTTTTCCATTCAAGAAAACATAAATATTCCTCAACGGAAATTCGAAACAGAGTTTATCAGTTGGAAAAACAGAAAAGAATTGAAAAACTAGAAGAGAGTGTTCTTGAGCAGTACTCTCCAGAACTTCTGGAAAAATATTCAGTCAAAAATAATCAACAATGACAATATTAGTTACTGGCGCCGCAGGATTTATTGGAAGTAATCTTCTACATCATTTAGTTAATACTGTAGATGATGAGATTATTTGCGTTGATAATTTGACTTATGCATCCGACTGGCACAACATTCCAGATCCCGTTGTTCTTTATACGACAGACATTGCTGATGAGCATAATTGTGAATATATCTTTAAAAAATATAAACCAAAAACAATTTTTCATTTGGCAGCAGAAAGTCATGTAGATAATTCAATTAAAGATTGTTCTCAATTCATTCATACCAATATCGTTGGTACGGTTAACCTACTTAAACTTTCTCTGAAGTATGAAGTTGATCGTTTTATGCATATCTCAACGGATGAAGTTTATGGGACTATAGAAGAAGATTCTTTTACCGAAAAATCAAATTACAACCCTCGCAATCCTTACTCAGCATCAAAAGCGTCAAGTGATCATTTTGTGAATGCATTTCATAATACATATGGATTGCCTACAATTATCACTAACTGCTCAAATAATTATGGACCTAGGCAATATAAAGAAAAATTGATTCCTCAAACAATTTTGAATTTGCTGGATGGTAAGAAAGTTCCTATCTATGGTGATGGAAAACAAATTAGAGATTGGTTGTATGTCCAAGATCACTGTGAAGCACTAGTTGAAGTTTGGAGTCGTGGAAGAGTAGGACAGAAGTATAATATTGGTGGAGAGTGTGAGGTTAAAAATATTGATTTAGTTAGAATGATTCTAGATTATTTGAACATGGGAGAAAATATGATAGAATATGTTGAAGATCGCCCAGGACATGATCGAAGGTATTCGACAAGTATTACTAAAATTCGACATGAAATTAAATGGGCTCCACGCTTTAATCTTGAAGAAGGTTTAGAAAAGACTATTAAATGGTATGAATGCAATCGGAACAACCCTTAAAGATGTTTACATCATCACAAACAAAAAGTTTGAAGATGATAGGGGATTTTTTATTGAGGTTTTTAATGATGAAAAGTTTGAAGCAATTACTGGTGTAAAAAATTTCGTCCAAGATAATCATTCACAGTCTGTCAAAGGTGTTTTAAGAGGACTTCATTATCAAGTTGAAAATCCTCAGGGTAAATTGGTTCGTTGTACTTCTGGAATTGTTTTAGATGTGGTTGTAGATCTTCGTGTTTATTCTCCTACCTTTGGAAAATATACTAAAATCTTACTTGACTCAAATGACAAACAAGTATGGGTTCCTGCTGGATTTGCTCATGGTTTTTATGTCATTTCTGATCAAGCTGAAGTAACATATAAAATTACTGACTATTACTATCCAGAGCACGAAAGAACCCTTCTGTGGAATGACTCTGTTCTTAATATTGATTGGGGAATAGTAGACGAACCAATTCTTTCTCCAAAAGATAAACTTGGAAAAACGTTTGTTAATTGTGAAAAATATGTCTGATAAGATTTCTGTCTATGGTGCCACTGGTTTTATTGGTGGCACCTTTTGTAATATGTTTCCTGAGGAAGTAATTCAAATTCCCAGAGAACAAAGAAAACCCAGTTCAAAAAATATTCTTTACCTAATCAGTACAATTTCAAACTACAATGTGTTTGATGATCTGCATTTAGATGTAGATACTAATCTTACAGTTCTTCTTGATGTTCTTCAACATTGCAAAGATAATGATCTTATCTTTAATTATGTCAGCACAGGATTTGTTTATGGTTCTGATATTGTTTATGCAAAAGAAGATGATCACTGTGATCCAAGAGGATTTTATTCAATTACAAAAAGAACTGCAGAACAACTTTTAATCTCATTCTGTAAAACATTTGATGTTAAGTATCGCATCATGAGAATCGCAAATGTTTATGGACAGGATAAAACTGTCTCTGCAAGAAAGAATGTCCTTGGATTTTTAATTGAGTTGATGCGTCATAATGAGCCTATCACTCTATATGATGATGGTATGCAACTTAGAGATTATATGCATGTGAGTGATATCTGTAGAGCACTTAAACTTGTCATAGATAGAGGAGAGGTAAATCAAATTTATAATATTGCGAGTGGAACTGCTCTACCATTTAGAGAAATTATCGAGATGGTTAAGAAAAATCTTGAAAGTGAGAGTGAATTAGTCTCAATTGAAACTCCAAGATTTAATCAAATAGCGCAAGCAAAGAATTTTGCCTTGAATGCAGACAAACTCAAATCTTTAGGATTTGAACAAAAAATCTCACTAGAAGAAGGCTTGCAAACCATCTGTTCTTGAACTATAATACATACTAGGAGTAATTTATTAATCTATGGATGATTATAAAAAAACAGCACTTGTTCTTGGTGCTGGTGGTTTTATTGGCAACCACATGGTAAAAAGACTGAGAGCAGAAGGTTATTGGGTTCGTGGTGTAGATCTTAAGTATCCTGAATATTCAATTAGCGAAGCAGATGAATTTATTCTTGGCGATCTTCGTGATGTAACCTTTGTTCGTCGTTGTGTCCGCTTCACTGGATACTTGGGAAATTTTTATCAACAAATTGTTGATAAGTTTGCTCAACCCTTCGATGAGATCTATCAGTTTGCAGCTGATATGGGTGGTGCAGGATTTGTTTTCACTGGAGAAAACGATGCAGACATTATGCACAATTCAGTCACAATCAATCTGAATGTTCTTGATGAACAACGTCAACTGAATGAACTCAAAGATGTAAACAAAACTAAAATCTTTTATTCTGGATCTGCCTGCATGTATCCAGAGCATAACCAACTTGATCCCGATAATCCCGATTGTCGTGAAGAATCTGCTTATCCAGCAAATCCGGACTCTGAATATGGTTGGGAAAAACTGTTCTCGGAACGCCTCTACTTTGCTTATCATCGCAACCATAATATTCCTGTACGTGTTGTTAGATATCATAATATATTCGGACCAGAGGGAACCTGGGAAGGTGGAAGAGAAAAGGCTCCTGCAGCAATCTGTCGTAAAGTAGCATATCTTCCAGAAGAAGGTGGAACAATAGAAGTTTGGGGTGATGGTAAACAGACTCGTTCATTCCTTTATATTGATGAGTGTATTGAGGCAACTCGTCGTATGATGGATTCTGATTTTATCGGACCAGTCAATATTGGTTCTGAAGAAATGGTAACTATTAATCAACTTGTTGAAACTGCTGCTAAGGTTGCGGGCAAAGAAGTTAGCAAACAACATAAACTAGATGCCCCTCTTGGAGTTCGTGGACGTAATTCCAACAACGATCTTATTCGTGAGAAACTTGGTTGGAACTATTCACAATCTCTAGAAGAAGGGATTCGTAAGACATACAACTGGATTCAGTCTCAGATTTCTGATATTGAATATCGTCCATTTCATCATCCCGTTTGATTATGAAAGTAACTATTTTAGGTTCTAGTGGGCAAATTGGTGCTTACTTAACCGAATATCTTCGCAATAAAGGGCACGAAGTAACTGAGTTTGACGTTGCTAATGGTGAGGAACAGGATCTTACGAAGATTCCTAATACAAAATTAATGCACGATATTCGTCTTGCTGATTTTGTATTTTTTCTTGCCTTTGATGTTGGTGGTTCTAGGTATCTAAAGAAGTATCAGCATACCTATGACTTTATCAATAACAATACAAGACTGATGGCAAACGTCTTTCAGTATCTTGCTGAATACCGTAAACCATTTGTCTTTGCTTCATCTCAAATGAGTAACATGAGTTACTCTCCATATGGAGTTTTGAAAAGAGTGGGGGAACTTTACACTCAAACTCTTAATGGATTGACTGTAAAGTTCTGGAACGTCTATGGTGTGGAAAATGATCACGAGAAGTCTCATGTTATTACAGACTTCATTCGTAGAGGATTTGAAGAGTGTGAGTTTGAAATGCTCACTGATGGAACAGAAGAGCGTCAGTTTCTTTATGCAGAAGATTGTTGTGAGGCTCTTGAAACAATCATGAATTGTTATTCTGATTTTAAACCAACGGATCCTCTTCACATTACCTCTTTTAGAAATGATTCTATCAAGAGAGTTGCTGAACTGATTAAAGGACAATTCAATCTAATTGAAAAGTTTGATGTAAAGATTAAACCGGGAATCGCTAAAGATAGTGTTCAGATGGACAAGAGAAACGAAGCAGACAATTATATTACTGGGTGGTGGATGCCTAAAACCACCTTAGATAAAGGTATCGCAAAAGTTTTTGAAGAGATGAGAAAGGAGTACATCTAATGCCAATGCTAACTATTGAAAAATTAAATAAAATCGTAGAAAAATTTGATATTGATTCTGATGAATATCCAATTTGCGTAGAAACCGGAACTTACATGGGAGATACGGTTCGTAATATGCAACCATATTTCAAACAGTTTCACACCATTGAAATTTCAATGGATCTTTACAACAATTTTCTTTCAACTCATCCTCCATATGGAAATGTAAAAATTCATTATGGAGATAGCACTAATGTAATTCCAGAATTACTGAAACAGTTTGAAGAAACTGAAAAGTGTGTATTTTGGTTAGATGGACATTTCTCTCATGGATGCACATCTAAAGGAGAAAAAGATGTCCCCCTCTTAGAAGAGTGTAAAGCAATTGATGAACTTTACAAACCAGATGCTGGACTCATCTTGGTTGATGATCTTCGACTCTTTGGCACAACTCACGCAGAAGATTGGGAAGATATTACAATTGAGAATGTTGTTGATTGTTTTAACAATTTTGATGTTCAGCAATTGGCTTTAGATTCTCTTGAGGAGGATTGCCTTTGCCTTTACATTACAAGAAAAGAGGTTGAATTTACTCAATGACATATTCGGTTTCTCACTGGTCTGGAAGAGTTGGTAATAATATTCAACAAACAGCAAATGCCATTATGTTGGCTGAAGCAACGAAAAATACTTTTACTCAGTCTCTAGATCATGAAATTCTTGATAAATTTTCTATTAAATTTGGAGAGAATCAAGATTCTGGAACTGGTAGATTTTATACTTGGGAACCAATCGTAAACTGTGGAAATAAAACTCTAGACGGCGGAAATGAGATTGGTGTAGGCAAAGATCAGGTATATTCAAACATGAGAAGAATATGTAAAGAATACATTTATCCTCATCTTAAAGTCCCAGAGTTAGAACCGTTTGATGATGATACTCTGGTGATTCATATTCGTGGTGGTGATATTATTGCACATGAGTATCCAGTAGATGCTCCGCATAATTACGTTCAGAATCCTTTATCATATTATCTTGCATTAATTGAAGATTTTAAAAAAGTTATTGTTGTCGCTGAAAAAGAAAATAATAACCCAGTTGTTCCTGAGTTAAGAAAAATTGATCGACTAAAGTTCCAATCTCTTTCTATTGCTGAAGATTATGCCACGTTATTGGCAGCAAAGAATTTAGCAACTGGCGGAGTTGG